AAAATTAAAAGAATCTGCAATTTACACAGCCAAAGTGGATATTCACATTGACGGAGATATTTATATTGATAACGGTAAAGGAGTAATGTGGAGAATAGGAGAACTAGCACATATTGATAAACAAGATTCTGATGATGGGTGGAAGCGAATAGCAAAATACGCTAAACCATCTAAAGACTAGAGATTGCAAAGCTTTATGTTTTAGTTAGAGGATGGGATAGTATTAAAAGAAAAAAATGAAAGCAACTAAAAAACCTATCGAGATAGATTACTACCCAGTAGAAGAAAAGTATTTTAAGAAAATAATGGAATGGTCAACTGAAGAAAGACCAATAAGAATATTATCATCGGATTTATTAACTGAAATTTATATAACAACACTTGAGGGAGAAATGAAAGCTCACCACAATGATATAATTATAAAAGGAATTGACGGTGAAGTTTACCCATGCAAGAAAGACATATTTAAAAAGACTTACGAGTTTTAGAGGATAGCTAAGATTTTAAAAGAAATAGACTTACATAACGACTTTATATGAAAACAGGGAGACATTTAAAATTTAAAACAGTAGAAGAACTTCAAAAAAAGATTGATGGTTATTTCGCTAAGATGAAAAAAGAGAAAAGACCTTTAACTATTACAGGACTAGCCGTAGAGTTAGAATGTGATAGAGATACTTTACTAAACTACGAAAAGAGGGAAGAGTTTTTCGGCACTATTAAAAAAGCGAAGCAGAAAATAGAGAATTACGCAGAGGAAAAACTGTTTAATGGTCGGAATGTTGCAGGGGTAATATTCAATCTTAAAAACAACTATTCTAACTGGAAAGATAGACAAGAAACTGATATAACAAGCAAAGGAGAAACAATAACAGGAATCAATTATGTCAGAGATAACGATAAGACCAACTAGCAAGCAAAATGAAGCCTGGGAAGCACTACAAAAAAAAAGAGTAGTATTCTTTGGTGGAGGAGCTGGAGGAGGGAAGAGCTGGTGGTTATGTGAGACTAGATTAATTAATTGTTATTTATATCCTGGTTACAAATCCTTCATAGGAAGACAAGAGCTGAAAAGATTAATGCAATCAACTTACGTTACTTGGAATAAGGTTTGTAAGTTTCACGGAATACCCCAAGGAGATTGGAAACTAAACGGACAGTATAATTATATAGAGTTCTTTAACGGAAGCAGAATTGATTTATTAGATTTAAAGTTTGCACCTTCTGACCCACTATACGAACGATTTGGCTCGCTAGAATACACAGACGGAGCAATAGAAGAGGCAGGAGAGGTTAATTTCTTGGCTTATGATGTATTACAGTCTAGGATAGGAAGACACCTCAGCGACAAACTCAAACCTACAATAGCAATAACAGGAAACCCTAAAAAGAACTGGACTTATAAAGAGTTCTATAAAAGAGATAAGGAAGGAACACTACCAGAAGACCAAGAATTTATTCAATCACTATATGCAGACAACCCACACACCGCAAAAGAATATGGAGAGCAACTTTCAAACATTAAAGACAAAGCTACCAAGCAAAGATTGATGTTTGGCAACTGGGAATACGAAGATGATCCGAGTGCTTTAATAGATTATGATTCTATAGTAGACTTATACACGAACAAGGCAGAAGAGAGCGACAAGAGGTATTTATCAGCAGACATAGCACGTTATGGACACGACAAGACAGTTATAAGCCTTTGGAAGGGATTTGAGTGTTACAAGATGATAACTTATGAAAAACAAGGACTAGACGTAACATCAGAGAAGATAAAAGAGTTACTAGCCAAAGAACATATACCATATTCTAATTGTGTAATAGATGATGACGGTGTAGGAGGTGGAGTGGTCGACAACTTGAGAGGAGCCAAAGGGTTTGTTAATAACTCGGTAGCAATAGAGGAAAGAATAGAGGGAAAAATAACAGAACTTAAAGACAACAAGGTAATTGAGGTTAAACAAAACTATCAGAATCTTAAAACTCAATGCTATTACAAGCTTGCAGAAGCGATAAACAACCATAAAATATCACTAAAGATAACAGACGAGAAAGTGAAAGCTCTATTAGAAGAAGAACTAGAGCAAGTAAAAACTAAAGATTCAGATAAAGATGGTAAACTTAAAATAGTTCCTAAGGATGAAGTAAAAGAGATGATAGGCAGAAGCCCGGACTACTCAGACAACTTAATGATGAGGATGTATTTCGAGATACAGCCAATAACCCAAACAAAAAGACCCAATTATAATATCAAAATAAATAACTATGCGTAAAAGCGACATTGAACAGTTTATCAGCGACAACGAAGAAATGAGCGTGGAAGTCTCCCCTGGAGTTTCTTATAATCTTAGAGATGTAATAAACGAGAATTACAGACTCTTTAATGCTAAGTTTTCCTCAGGAGAGCAAGAGGAAAGCGGATTTACTAGAATATTTATGCGTAAGATATGGGTAGTATACAGAACTTTAATACAAGGTTCTGATATTGATTTAAAGAACTTAAACGTCAGACCTCTTAACGGAGTGAAGATCAAGTTAGCTGCAATATTTAAAATGGCTACAATATCTCACCTAAAAAGAACTTTCTTCGGAGAGTTTCTTGACGATGTGCTTTCCTTTATGTGTTGGCACGGTTCTGCTATCACTAAGAGAGTAGATGGAGAAGTTGTTAACGTAGACTTAAGGAACTACATAACAGAAGCTAACATCTCAAAACCTCAAGACAGAAGACATTGTGAGCTAGTCTATTACTCTTATGACGAGATGCAGTCCAACAAAGAAGCCTGGAAAGATAACTGGGATGATGTAGAGACTAACTGGGAAGCAATGCAGAAAGAAGGAGAAAGCCAATTTAAAGTATTGGAATTTTGGACGTGGGGAACTATAGAAGGGAAAGACGTAAAAAAGATTTGCATTAAATACCTAGACAACACAATCACACAAAAAGAATCCTTTAACGATGACTGGGAGCCTTATGTTGAGCTAGAGAGATTCAAAACACCTTATAGCAGAAAGAGAACATCTAAACGAATAGCCAAGAAGCTAGGAGAGATGGAAGAGTTATTTCCTTATGAGCAGTTTGACCTGTTTAAAGTTCCAGGTAGAGCTTTGGCAATGGGGTGTGGAGAATTACTTTCAGGAACATCAGAGCTTTACAACGAGCTTTACACCAACAAACGTAAGCTAGATTTAAAAGCTTTAACAGGAATAACAGTTCATAACGCAGTACAAGGAGTGGGCGGATTATCAGAACTAACCCAAGACTTTATTACTAACCTTACAACTGGCTCAGTAATCACCTTAAGCCCAGGAGAGACTATTCAACAATTACCAGTAGATGCAAAAGGAGCAGACTTCAACTTAATGGAAGAAAAGATATACGAGCTAATGAGACAGATTATTGGTATTACTTCAGTTGGAACAGGAGAAGAAGCACCAGCATCAACATCAGCGACCCAAGCCTCCATCAACCAGCAAGTAGCTAATACAGTATTCGACTTTACAAGAGAGAGAATGCAACACGGTATTACTAGGTTATTTAATAATGGTTATTCAGACGATATTCTTGACGAGCTAGATGAGAAAGAACTTGTGGCTATTGTAGGCGACCCTGCACAACTTCAAGAGATTGATAAATATCTAGTAGATGAGGCAATGAATAAATGGGCCTTGGAAGTTAAAAACACAACAGGGATGTATCCAGGAGAAGAACAATTTGCACAAGTTAAAGAGCAAGTCCACGCTTCACTGATGGAACAGGGAGATATGAGATTCCCAGCATTTAAAAAACAGATGCTTAAAGATATGGATTATTTATTTGAATTTTCTGTCACTCAAGAAGGTTTCGATTATAAAATACGTTCTGATGCTCTAATAGCTATGAAGAACGACCCAACCTCTACTAAGAGCAAGCAGAAGATAGAAGATGAGCTTTTACAAATGCAAGGCTTGAATCCTTCCGACTACGCTAAGACACCTGAAGAGATAGCACAGCAACAAGCGATGATGCAACAAGCACAAGACAGACAAACACCTCAACCAGTAATCTAAGATATGAAATCTAATTTCTACAACAAAGAAAAAGCAGAAGAAGAAGCCAAAGAGAAGAAGGCTAAAGGTAAAGAGGGAGACATTAGAAAGAAATACCTAGAAAGTCTAAAGAACAACAAGCTCTTTCAGAAGTATGTTATGAGAGAGATAATAGAAGCTGAAATAGAATCTAATCAAGGCATAGGAGGAGATATAGAGACGATGGCACTACAAGACTCAGACACAGTTAAAAGTCTGCTAGTGGGCAAATTAGGGGCGTTAAAGTCCAGCCAGAACATTAAAAACA